GTTTAGCAAATTGTCTTAAACTGCGTAAAAATTGTTCCCACTCGTTTTCCTGAGTAGGATCAAAATCTTTGCCTATGCCTTTGTTAAATGTAATTTTTAAACTTTTATTGTCAATTATGCTTAAGGTTAGTTCACCATGCCGTGTACCATCGTGGCTGGTATATTCAAAATTAAAAATTCTAGCCTGCTCAGGATCATCTGTTGGCTTGGCGTTTTCGTCACCAATGGTAACAGGATCAAACCTGCTGCGTATTTTATTAAACAGCTCATCAGCAATGTGTTCAATGTTATTCATAGTTGTATTTAGCAATTAAACCATAATGAATGGCATGGGTGCAATAAATTCATCAAATGTGTCCTTGAGTTTATTATCAATTTCGGAATCAAAACTCTGTAATACCTGTGTGACCCTTACTGCTAACAATAAACTTAGAACAAGATCATCGGTCTCGCCAATTTTGGCTGCAAAGCTGCCCGAGCTGGCCACAAAGTTTTTTAACTCACTGATAAGGTTTTTACTATTTACAGTTAGTTTTTTATTTTCGATCATGGTTTTTAATTTGGCGCAGGCTGCCAATTTACTTTTGTTTGTGGTAGTAAATCCTTTTCTATATCTACGCCCTTGACCTATTTTGTGTGGTTCACTGATAAACAACCCACGGATGTTTTCTTCTCCTAGTTCATTGATGCTGATTAGGGCTGCTTCGCCAATGGTATTATTTTCTACACTATAATAGATACTGTTTTCCGAACCTATTTCATCAAAAATATAACTGCAAATTTCTTTAAGTACATTAATCTGCCCGGGCACAGGAGTGCGATTATGCTGCCATTCAGCAACTTGATCACAGCTAGGTAGTTCTAATACCTGTATAGCAGCCGGATCTCCTCCTGTGCCTAAACTAGGATCCAAGGCTACAACATATGTATTATTCTTTGTGGGTGTTTTATACCAAACAGCAAGTTTTAAACTATTAATTAAAGTTTCATCAAAAATCAAAAATTCGCATTCATGTTCACGACGAAAACGTTCTTCGCCGATAGCAGCACGCTCCACGCTGGCCCACTTTTCATCACGTTCTGGATGCTCACTCCAATGTGCTTTGAAAGGGAAGAAACCGTTACGACCTACGTCTTGTTCGTTTCCAAACTCATCAAATTTATTATTGGCTTCTTTCCAAATTTGCGCAAATTGATCTTCGTCGGAATTTGGTGTGGATGTAATAATTGCCTTACCACCAGTTGCCAGTGTAGGAGATATTGAAGTCCAGAATTCACTAGCAATATTCGGTGCAACGAATGCGAACTCGTCAGCATATAATAATGACAAGCTCATACCACGACCTGTTGTTTCTGTAGTTGTTTGGGCTATAATACGACTACCGTTTTCAAATTCAATACTTTGTTTGTTATAACTTGTACATCCTGCTCTAATATTATCAGGACACATTTCGTAGGCATAACGAATACGTACCATAATTTCTTGTGCACCTGTATATTTGTGTGCAGCAATTAGTATAGTGCTATCTGGTACAAACATAGCATACCATAATAAGTATCCAGCAGCAGTTGTTGTTTTACCTGTTTGACGGGGTAGTAGATTAACGTTAAATCTATGTTGGTGATAACTATCAATTAATCTACGTTGATAATCGTATGGTTCGTATTTGAGTTTACCTTTTACAGGATGTTGAATGTAGAAAAAGTTTTCAAGAAAATAATGTGGACCGTTTTCGGGGTCCATACATTTAGCAAGATCTTCTAAATCTTTTTCTGTAAATTTTTGTGTGCTATGAGCTTGTTTTACAAGCTTACCGTCAAGATTTTTGCTTCCCATAATATTATTTAATGAAAAAAATAGCCTCCTAAGAGGCTATTTGGTAATATTGTTAATTTTTAATCTTCGCTAATAAACTTTTTGTATTCAGCCATTAGACTTTCATAAGTTTCTTCTGGTGTTGCAATGGGATTATTTTTCAAATGTCTACCATCACCTGCTCCAGGTGTGCCTGCAGGATCTTGATTATGCATACCTTTGTTTAGCATAGCATCTTTATCCATTTCAGGAACATCTGTTGCATCTACAGGAGTGTTATTCCATTCTTCTACAGGTTTTTCGTCGCCTGTATCGTTCATGCTATCAATTTTAGCTAACATAGATTTCATATCTAATGGTTCGCTATCAACTTTAGCAATACTTATGCCAGGTTCTGCACTAATTACAGCAGGCTCGTGTCCATGTCCTAGATCGGCCGGACTTACTTGTTTTAATCCAGCAAGACTCATAATATCTTTTAGCATACCAGTTAATTCTGCACCACTATCTGCTGTCATATTAATAGTTGCAGGGCTATGTGGCTGGTTCATTCCGCCCATCATGCCGCATTCTTGCAGACTCTCCGCCATGTCTTGATGTTCTTTTCTATCGTCTGAACTAAGTCTTACTTTTCCACATTTAGCACATATTAACTGCTGAGTAGTACCAAAACTTGATCTATAAGTTGTAGGTTCACCACATTTTGGGCAAGGTTCAGTTGGTTTGTTTTTTAGTAACCATTCCGTATCACTGTTCATTTTTGCTGTAGTAGCCTTCATTCTAGCTAGTTCATCAGGAAAAGCATCTAATCCCATTGTACCTAATTGGCCTTCTTTGACAACATTTGGGTTTGTAGCATCAAGATCAGCAAGACGCTTTAATACATCAATCATTTGCATAATTATTTCCTTGGATCTTCAGCAAGTTTTAAAACTGCTTTTGTGTCAGCATCTTTGTCTGTATTATATTTTACAGGGTCAGCTGAGGGAATTTGTTCACCGCGCTCTTTACGTTGAAGTTTAAGAATATCGTTAAGTTCTTTAACAAACCCACTATTGTATTTGTCACCATAATAATCTTCAAATTTAGCGTTAGGTGCTTCTTTATAATCAGGGTCAGTTAATAGAGCTTCTTTGCGTTCTTCAACTGGCTGTTGATATTCTTCAACAGGTTCGTTAGGTCTACGAACAACAAGACATTGCTTATTAACTTTTAAATTTGTTGAAAGATATTCAGTTAATTCTGTGCTAGTTACAGGATAATCTAGAACAACTTCAAATATATTAACTTCACAGTTTTTAATTTGAGGAAAATCTAAAGGAAGTTCTTGAATTGGCGTTTTTCCTTTTTTCTTAAAATTACTTACAACATATTTGTCAAGTAATGATTTAAGTTGACTTTCTTGTTCGGTAGTAAATTCTCCGGCAACCTTTACACGGAAGTCGTACTGTTTTTTGTTTTCGGTGAGATATTCTTTAAAGGTTTTCATAATGTATTATTTATTCAGATTCTTTAATTTTTCTAACAGACTATTTCTGTCAGTGATAATATATCCCTCACCTTCGATAGTCGATTCGCCATCTTTAGATCCAGATTTTTTATCTATTGATAATTTTTTTAATTGTAGATCAACCATTTTAAGTTTTTTATCAATCTTGTGAGATTTTGCTGTTATTGCTGCATTCATCATTTGTGCTGCTACTTCAAACATTCTTGCACCATAACGAGCTTCAACATTCATTCCTAAATCCATTAGATCATCATAGGCCTTTTCAGCTTTATTTGCTAATGCATCTAATTCGCTGTCTGCTAAATCACCTAATCCTTTTACTTTAGGCAGTGCAGCTGAAATTTTATCAAATTCTTCTAACTTCTCTTGAAGATCAATAACCTGTTGTTGTGGTTGTACCACTGTTTGATCGGGCATAATTAAGTCTTCTTCTTGAGGAGCAATATTAAGAATTTCTTCTAATTTTTTTGTCATAAACTATTACCGTAATTATTTTTATTACTTATTTTCTTTTTGATCCGGTATGAAAAATATCGTTTTCGTTTATTATTCTAAACTTAATTCCTTGTTGTTGACACCACGCCGAAGCCGAAGCCCACTTCGCTTGATTTTTTACGTATTGTGCTTGATCGTATGGATTTTTTCCCACTCGTTCTTTTAATGTATGTTTTGCCGGTTTTATTTCCCATAGTTCAACATGTTTTTTTTGAAACTTATCTAAATAAGAAACTAAAAAATCCGGAACATATACTGTATTTTTTCCAGTTAATGGATCTCTATAAGGAATTTTAAGTGGTTCACTGCTCCACTGTTGAATTGCAGGATTGTTATCACAAAAAGTCATAACTGTAAATTCCCAACCACTTCTATATATAGGTGTTTTATTTCCCATATATTTTTCTGGGTTTTTTAATTTGAATAGGCCTTGTGAAAATTTTAAACTCATAATTATGCTAGAATATTCCTTGCAACTTCATCATTGGGCACAAAACCTCTAGTATAACCAAGGAAACTAGTTTTAAATCTATTGTTGTTTAAAATTTCACTTACTAATGCACTTATTTCTACAGAATCCAATCCCTTTAAAGTGTCTAAAATTTGCATAGGATTGTAATTGTCTTTTTTTGCCTGCTTTATAATAGTAACAGCAATACTTTGCGATGATACATCGTCAAATCCTCTGCTTGAAAAAAATCCTTGTATTGCAAACAGTACATCGGCATTTAATTCTAAAGGTTGTTGATAATACATATCAAATGCCTTTACTGTTAAATCGCTGCTGCTTTTCGAAGACTGTGCAGGTAAGTTGCTATAATTGTTCATTTAACCCCCGGGCGGTAATTTTTTAATATTTGCAGTAGTAGTATTGTCGATAGTTGCATTTTGAAATGTTCCTACTAGACTTCCTAATGCCCCATTCATACCATAATTTCTTCCGTTAATTTGATCGCGTATGCCGCCTGGTTGATTTCCTGTCTGTTGAATAGAACCTAAAACTCCGCCCAATATACTATATCCTTCTTGTCTTAATCCAGATTTGCTTAATTGACTAGCTTGTTTTGCAAGATTTGCAGCCTGTAATCCTGCGCCTAAATAATCCAATGGAGTTTTAGCATCAGTAAAGGCTCCTAGCACAGAATCAGCACCGGAAATAATTCCTCCGGGGCCAAATAAAGTATTTGTTCCTTTTCCTCCAACACTTAATGGGCTAGGTGTTTTATCATAATATGTAGAGGCAAATCCTTCGGGCTTTGCATTCTTTTTAATTTTGTTACTTAAGTCTGTATCGTATAATACATTTTCGTAGGCAACACTCATTCTATTTGTTAGAATTTTTTGACCTTGATCTGATTCAACTGAATCATGTGTCCAATCAGTAATTATTGGATTTACTAAAGTAAATTTTGTGTAATTGTGTCTATGTAAAACATAAACATCTATTTTTTTGAAAAATGGATCTACTTGGAAATTATCTAAACCATAAGAATAATCTTTAGTTCCAAATTTTGTATTTCCATATGAAGGAATCAAATCAGTATTTTTTGAACCGTAATTGCTGTCTGCATAATAATATTGATAATAATTTTTCCATAAATTATTTGTAATATTACTATTATCATCGTGAAATTCAATGCTTACTGGTTGATATTTTATTCCGGTTTGAATCACAGTCTTTCTATTATATTGATTAACAGTTTCGGTAGAAATTTGAAATTTTGGTAAATCAATTTTTTTAACTAACAATCCAACATTTGGTTTTCCAGTTTGAAACCATTGATTGTTTTCAATGGCTAAAGGATTTATGTCAAAAATAACATAATATAAAAAACCAAATTTAGGAGCGCGGGCAAAAGTATCTTTGACAAATAATCGATCAGCGTGTTGATAATCTTTAAGATCTGCTCCTGAATCAAAAACACCAGATGCTACATTGCCTAAAAAATTTGTAAATGCATTACTCATAAATCTATTTATGCCAACAAAAAACCTGGCCGAAGCCAGGTTTGATTAACTTGAGGTTTTATTAACCTGTTGCTAATGTACGTACAGTTCTGCCAATGTCTACACCAACACCTGCACGTTCTCCATTTGGTCTGTTTAGTTGAATAGCATTATCGTAAGTGATAGATAAACTAATATCCATTGGATCGCTAGAAGAATAGTCACCGCCTGCATACGAAGCTTTGTTAATAAAGCATCCTAGAAGCTCAAAACTTTCAAGACTTACTGGTTCGTAAGCACCGTTACCACCGTCTAGTAATTCAACACGTAATCTAAATTTATAATCGATACCGCTAGCAGCAACACTTTGTTCAAAGAAATCAAATTGTTTCTGTAGTTGTTCACCGACTTTACGTGTTACTGCCCCAGTTACATCGTCTCTTAACTTCAGTTCGATGTCTTCCCATTTTGGTTTACCGGCAATTTTAACAGTTGAGTTATATACTGGTAAATCAACAGCAGCAAACGTAACACTCGGGCGTCCAACTGTCATAACTTGTTTTGTTAATTCAGTTGCTGGTGTTCCTGCTACGCCAAAATTTTCTAAAGTAACGCGAAAGCGATACTTTAATTTTGGCATTAACAATCCTTGAGTATTACTATTCTGATTGTTAGCAAGTGGAACTGTAAATCTATTTAAACT